CGCGGATCAGACCGTCGAGCGGGAGTGCGTACTCAGGCACGAGGTACTTTGACGCACGCACGATAGTGTCTCGGTAGAGGTTGGGCGCCTGGCCGCTTTTGAGCAGCGCATCCAACGGGTCTGCGACGGCGCTGTCTCCCAGTGCCGCGCGACCGGCTGACTTCATTTCGACGTAGAACGAAAACTTGATACTGCGTACAGCGTGCGCGTGATAACCAGGACCGAGCGATCGCTTCGCGACATCGCCGCGTTCAATCGTCGGCTGCTCAGGATTCCACGAGATATCGAACGCCTGGACAGTATCAACGGCAGTCGGCACGGCGTCGATACCGCCGATGGTCTCGGATTTGACCAGCAAAACGCCGACGTGCAGGTAGGGCATTTGTCACACTCAGGTTTTGTAGATTTTTAGTTGGTCGTCGATGTTGCCTGTCGATGCGATTAGCGACCCGGTCAACACGATATCTGATACACCGCTGTTGTTCTCGGGTTTGATGCCCTTGTAGAGAGCGCTAGCCCGGAAAATAGTCACAAGGTCATCCCCTGCGCCAACGTAAATCTCGACGTCACCCGCGCCAGTCAACGCTGTCGGGTTGTTAACCAGGACGTCAGCGTAAAAGTCCTTCGTCCCGATCGCCGGCTCTTCGAGCTGTATTTCGATCGTCGGCTTCCAGTCAACTATGTACGCAGGGCCCGTACCCCCGTTTGTGACATCGGTGTGCGAGGCGTGATACTCGATCTCAGCGGCCATGTCGATGACAGTTCTACGGACCGGAGTCGCCGTGGTGTCATAGCTGCCGATGTCATATGTCGCGCCGGCACAGGGCTGGTGGGCATTTGTCGGGAAACTGTCCTCGATGTCCGCAGGTATCGCGGTTGCCGCGCCTGCTGATTCCAGCGTGCCCTTGAAATCAAACTCCATCCACGGCAGCTCGCCGGCAGGCAGCACAAAACGCACAGAGCCGACAGCGTCGGCCAGCTTGCGAAGCACACCATCGACGTTGAACCAGATGTCACAAGGGTACGCGTTTGGATCTGTGACAGCCAACCCGTCGCCGATGCGCCAAAGCGTGGATGTGCCGTAAACCGCAACGCCGAGCGTTTCCGAGAATCCGCATGCCTCGATGAGGACTTTTTCAACCTCTGCAACGCTCGTGCTCGGCACGCCTGTCACACGGATGGGAACCTTAAACGACAGGCCTGCGCGCCGCATGCCGATCGCGTGTTTCGACGGTCCGAGCGAGCGCTTTGTGACATTAAGCACTTCGAGGACTTTTACGTCGTACGTCCAAACCGCGTCAACGGCGTAGATAGCGTTCGCAGCTACGGGGCTTCCCGTCGCTGATCTTATTGCGAGTAGCGCTTGCGGGCCGCTAAGGTAGGCAACTGCCATTTTTTACACCCTCAAATTAACTGTTGAAACTGTATCACTTCGCATCGCTATGCGTCAACGCCGATCCCCCGATCCTCGCGCGCATCAACAACTAGTTTTCCAGCTTTGCGGAATCGCTTTCGCCCGGTCTTCCTCTCGCTGTCTGATACGTCGAGCGTCGGAGAAAAATCGTATTCTAACACCTCTAAAAAATACGGTGCGTTGGAACCCTGCACTGGGTAGGCCTCCTCTAGTACGCGCTCGATCGCGTGCAGCAGGTACCCGATGTTCAACGCGATTGATTCGTCAGTTTTGTCGCTTTGATACTCGACGTAAAATGATACAATCGACGATTCCTTTTTCCGGCCGCCGTGCCTAGCTGTCCACTGTTTGAGCGGCTTATCGAGCGTCGTAATCTCCGGCTCGATGTAGATCACAGCATCCGCGTGGAAGTCCGAACGAATACCCACTGTGATATCTGCCGTCTGGATCGTCGGCAGTGTCACACTCTTTTCAGTGGCAACCGTCGTGATCATCGCAGCGAGTGATGTCCGCAGCTCGTCGCGGAACGTGATAAGCATGTCACAAATCATAGCTTGCCTGTCACAATCCAGCGTTGAATCGTGCGAACCCAACGGCGCTCCAGGTCGCGAGAAACGTTGATAATTTTGCGTTGTGCGATTTTTCGCCGGGACATCAGGCCCGTGAACCTACCCCGTTGGTGGACTAGAGCACCCGGAAACTCTGCCCCGGAAACCCCGAAGGCAAAGTTTTGCGCCGATGTCACATTGATCGTTCCCGGCCCGTGCGCCGAGACGAATGCCCTGCGGAGTTTGCCCGTCAGGACTAGCGCCGGCGACGTGCTGCCCGTGCGCCTCGTTTTGTAAGCCGCGTAAGCAGCGGAATAGCTCGCTGGCTCGCTCGGCCACGTTGGTGTTTCGGCAGCATCGCCCTGTGTAGCAAAAACCTTGGGCATGTACCGCCCGAAAAAATCGTCGCCCATGCGGCGAAACGCCGGACGCAGATCATTCGCGCGCTCGCCTGTCACAGCGATAAGCGCGCTTACCTGTCGCTCACCATCGACGCGGAAGTTGAGGCGTATCAATCGACCACCTCAGTATGTGTAGTCGGAATCGAAATCCGGGTCAGGCTCGCCGGGAACTGTCGCGGCGTCGAACTCGTCTGAATTGTAGTTGCCCGCTCCGTTCGCGATGAACTCGTCTGCTGATACACCAGCCGTAGATGTGATGATACCGGGCGTTTTTCTGATGCGCTCGATCTCGGTTTCGAAGCGCTTTCGGAACCGCTCGGCTTTTTCGTTCGTCTCGTCCAGCGCGAACTTTGCGTCAATGTAGATCGTTGATACGCCGAGAAATGTGACAGTCTTGAGGTAAGCGATCGCGGTCGCGTCTGTAACAGCCGTCGATATTCCGACGGATCGCAACACTCCGTTTACCTGAGCCTCTACGTCCGTGATGTAAAAATCCACGTCCGTAGTATCAGGAGTCTCGTTGGTCATGTCGAATTTAGGCCAGCGGTTCGCGAACTCTGCCGCTGTCAGGTAGTCGCCCACATCAGTTCCCCACAATCCACGCCTGGCAACCCGCGTCTGTCGTAGCGTCGCAGGCAATAGACAGGTACCCGTATGCGCAATCAGCGCAAGACCATGACCCGTGCGCACCTGCTGCGAGCGTATCACTGATTGTATCTGACGTGTCCACGTCGTCTGATACATCGGATGACGCTGCCGTTGAAGACGCTGCCGCGTAAACTTTCACGTCGCGCAATGCCGCGGCACCGGTGTTTTTGACTGTGACGCGGATGGACCGGAACCGCTTTGTATCAAGCGCAATCACCGTCGAATAGTCGTTCGAAACCTCGACGTCAGTTGACACAAACGACGTTGCGATGGTTTGCGCAGAGGCACCGACGGCAAAGCAGCGAGCCATTGCGATGAGGATGACCAGTCGTGTCATTTTTTTCTGTTGCCGAACGCCAGGGCGCGACGCTTCTTGTCGAGGTCTTCGGCCTTCTGCTCCAGTGCCGCTGTGACAGTTGCGAGGTTTTCGAACGCGTAGCCGATGCCGTCCTTGTCAATCTCTGCGTCAGTGAGCCGCAGTTCCCCTGGCATGTGATACGTACCCCCGCGCTTTACAGTCATCGTGTTGACGCCGTATTTGCGCGTTGTGACAACGTTCGCGCTCGGTTCTGTGACAGCTTCTTGTGCGTAAGCTTTCCGGGCGATGTCGCGCGCTCGATCCTGCGATTGAGATTGCATGATTTTATCTCGCTAAATTGTATCAACCGACGAACAGGTCGGTACCGTTGCCGTAGTATTCGAGCTGGCCGTAGGCAGCGGAGATGGTCGCCGTGCCCCTGATGTTGCTGGCGCCGCCAGCCGCAACCGTAATAGTGCCGCCGCCCGCGTTGCCTCCCTCGTCGCAGACTCGCACGGGTCCCATGAATCCCGACTGCGAGTGCGTCAGTGTGATCGCTCCAGAATAATCGCACGCTATCAAATCGTAGCCCGGCTTGATCGTCAGCGACAAGGCGGCGCAGGCCTTGCGGCCGCTCATCGCGCTGCGCGCCAGCAGCACCAGGTTGGTCCCGTCTGATCGAAAATGTGCGAAACCTTTGTTCGGAATGTGCCATTGCGTCACAGCTTGCCCGGCGACTGTCACAGATCCGGTGACGCCTTTTACTATGACGTCGTTCGCGGTATCGGCGCTTTCGACGATCAGCTCATAGCCTACTGTCGCAAGCAACGCAGCAGGAACGGTGATTGTCACAGCGGCAGACGTTGTATCATCGACCAGAATGTGACCGTCGCTTTCCGTCGCCGTATGGTCCGCGTCTGTCACAGTCGTTCTGCCAGTTGTCACACAACCGCGCGTTCTTACAGCGCCCTCGATGTTAGCCCCGCCTTCGAGCAAGTACCTGTATCTAATAGCCATTGCCTGCCCCTTAGCTGATCACTGTGGTGTACAGTACGCCGTTTGCGATTTTGTCACTCGTCGAACTCTCAGGGACAAACGTGAGTCCGAACGCGTGGTCCAAAATCTCATAATGCCCGTCGTCCGGTCCCTGAGGCGACCACTGATACGGTTTTTTCCAGAATTTCAATGTGAGCCCCGGAATCGTCAGGTACGACATGAACGACTTCGGAGCGTGGCCGGGCGCTTTGCCGTCCGGTCCCTTGTACGCGAAAATCGCGTCATCATCCATCATGCGGGCGACGTTCTCCGCTGCTCCTACTGCCGCGTTGTTGTAGATCGATTTGACCCGCACGACCTTGCCGCCGTTGAGAAAAGCTCCTGCGAACGCGTCGTCTGATACAAATCCGCCGTTAAGCCCGACGATCTTGTCGCGAATGAACGGGTTTTTGTACAACTGTGACAGAACCTTCGGCGGAGAGACGAGCATGTTGCATTCCTGTGAGTGCAATTCGACCAGGCGGTTTGCGACGATCAATTCGTCACCTGGATCAACTGCGTCTTCATCCCACCGCTCGCCGGCTGACAGCGCAGTGGTGTGCCCACTCGCGTAGTTCCCCGTCGTCGTCGCGGTCGTCAGAGCGTGGAGCTCGATCGCAGAAAGCAGGTCGTGTGACAGTTTTCTGCGCGCCATTTCCACTGGGTTAATCGCGGGAAGATCGCTGGCTTTGCCTGCGACAGCGCGGGCGTACTCGAGTTTGTGCTTCCGTGTGACAGCGAACGCCAGTCGAAAATTGTAGATCGTCGCGTTCTTGGTTTTGTATTGCGTGCTCAAAAAGAGCGGCTCTGAGTCTTCCAGGTCGGACTTCATTTCATGGAAATCCGGCAACGTCAGCGAGTCCGCACGATTTTGATACGAAATCTTGCCTTCCTCGTCCTGCGCGATAATTTCGTTACAAAATTGCGGAAACGCAAGATCCTTGATGTCGTTCTCCGTCACATAGCTGCGCTTTTCGAGCAGCGTCAGGAGACTCAGCGTGGAAATGTTTGTGATCATTTTGTATCAAAGCTCCTGTTAGCTCAGGTCGTAAACGCCGTAGATGATTTCGAAAAGACCGTATCCGTTGTCTGAGATCGACGCCTCGTTGACGCTGCGCGCCACGTACCCGTTGCCGTCGGTGACCTTGATCACCTCGCCGCCAGTGGTCGGCATCACCAGATCGCCGCAGGCGACAGTCCCCCCACACCGCAGCTCAACGACCTCTCCGATCTTGTACGCGATCGACCCGGTGCGTCCGTCTGGGATGTCCTCGATCGTAAATCCATCGACTGTGACATTTGTCGGCGTGCCGCCCGTCGTCGCCAGAGTAATCGCGCGTTCGGCGGTTGTCACACACAGACCCCTGCCGATGTCCGCGCCTGTTGAGTTGATTACCGCTTTCGTTTTTACTGCGCCTGTGCGCCCAAAGTGTGACATGTCACACACCTCCCATGTAACGGATGATCGCACCAGGGTTTTCGCGCTGGAGTTTGTTGATAGCATCGCCCCTGTTGATGTTGTCTCGGTCCATGATCCTCGTGATACCGCACTCGTAGTCCTCGGCGCTGGCGTCAAAGTCCGTTCCGCGCCCGTTGCCCTCGCGGCTCGGAAGCTTAGCCATCGCTTGCAACTGCCTCGCAGCAGCATCGGAAAGTGTGACACATTCCGCGTCTGCGAAATACATGGCTTTCCAGTCGCTTTTCGATGCGGGCTCAACCAGGCCAGCCCTGACCGCTGATACAAACAGCCGCTCGAACTCGGCAACGTTCGCCGCTGCTAGATGTTTGTTGATTCGAGTCTCAAACTCGCGCAGCTTGGCCAGTTCGACAGCAGCTTCCGCTGCTTTCTTTTTGACCACATCGAGCTCTATTGCCGCCGTTTGCAAGTCGCGAATCCTCACGATTGCGTCCGCCTCGCTCGAACATTCGAGCATTTTCAGGAACTTATCCACGTTGGTATCCTCGGTTACGTTTGTATCAAAAGACAAACCGTTGCTATCCTGTATCGTCGGCATCTGGTCCAGGTGCGGCTCGTTTGTCAACGCGAGTCCGGTCAGCGCCCAGTCGTTGCGTTTTTTTCCGGACTTGTCCGTCCAACCGGAAACGTTGAACTCGGCCGACGTTCCGCGGAATTCTCCGGCAGCGATGAACGACGCCGCCTTGTCTGTCAGCTTCGCCGTCGCGTACAGAATGCCGTTTGTCACAGCGAGCGCAACGATTTTCCCGGCTGAAACCTGATTTTCTGGCAACTTGACCAGGTGGTTGCGAGAGTGATTGTAGTTGATATTCAGCCCGTTTGGCGCGTCCTTGATACTCGCTGCCATTTCGTTTAGGCGGTCTGACGTGATATCGATGTGCTCCTCATACCGCGCGTGATACGTCTTGCCGATCATACAGACGGGCAATGTCCACGTGCCGTCATCGTTTTTCTTCGGTGAGTCCGACGCATCAAACTCGATAAACCAGTGCCTGGTGCTTTGGTTTGACGTGCTCGATCGAAATAATTTTGTGACAAAGTTCATGGCTGTCATGATGCAACGCTTCAAAGATGCACGTCAACTGTTTTGTCACAATTTCTTGTAGAGCCAGGTTTGTGACGTCCCTGTTGCTGATACAGTCCACCTGGAAATGCGACGTCCGTGCATGTCACAGTGCACCCTGTTGTGATACAGACCGAGCCCGTGAAACCCGCACCGCTCTAACTCTAGGTATGTCTCGGCAGCAGACAGCCCGCTAAAGCAGACGTCGAGCGCCCTCAGTTTTAACCCAATCTCTGGCTGATATATGTGTGCGCTGTCCGGAGCGCCGCCAATCTCCGCATTGTGACGCGGGCAACGCCCCTGACCCGTCACAATCAGCGGACGACCTACGCTTGCGCGAAGCTGATCCAGCACGAGAAGAAATTCCTCGTTGACGAAGCCCGGCTCGAACGCTCGACTGTGACACGACGTGCATTTGCAGCGCAGCTCCTCCACTGAAAAGTGCTTCGCTACCCTGTCGCCCTCGAATCGTATCATGATTTCATCCGGAAAAAATGAATGCACCGGCACCTCGCTGACGTGCCGAGGCAACGATCATTGGGCACCCGCAAATGCGATGGAACGTTCGAAATGTCTGAAAACGTCTGTCCGTCAGCAGACCCGCACACGTCACAAGTGTTGCGGTCCAAAACCGCTGAATACACCCCCTCCTCAATCTGGCTCCTCATGTCGGCTGCCTGCTCGTCGCGACCGCCGTTGATCGACGTTGTGACAGTATAGTCAGATAGCCGCTGCCAGGATTTCTGCGACCGCAGGGACAGCGCTTCTGCTACTGCGGTCTCGACTGACCCCGACGCCGTAGACAACGCAAGGCCTCGGACCTGCTCTTCGATGTCGTTCCAAATTACGTCGGCCTGCAACCGTGCAGTTTCGCCGGCGACAGTGCCCTTACCTACCAGCGGCGGGTATTCCTTCGCAAACTCGTGCGTTGCAGTAACCTCGCGCATCACCGTCGCGCGCCCGTACTCTCGCGCAGCTTTGGCGACTGCTACAAATTCGGAGTCCTCGAAAACCGCATAGCGTATCTCGTCCGGGATGCGGATCGATCGCTTCTCAATCGGCGTACCCGCTTTCGCTGCCAGCTCTGATACAGCCTCTATCGACGCGGCGAACACCCGGAACGCTGCGTCGGCTGCGCGCTTGCCGAGCGTGTCCATTTTTTGTGACATCTCAGATAGGTTGATCACCTCTTCTCCCTGTATCAGCGGGCGCGACGGCCGGAACGCAAGCGGATCATCTGACAGCTCGATATGCCCGCAACACGACGCGTCGTTATCCACGTCGCCCAAGGGCTTCGGCGCTCCGAGCTTCTCGCGGGCGCGCAAATCCTCCTCGAACTCCTCGGTGTGCGCGTCAAGCTGCTGGCGTATGCGGCGCTGGTCGTAGTCCGGCAGCGTCTCGATTTGTGACAACAGCCCCGCGATGGTCGCCAGCCTGCTCACGTCGTCGGGGCGTACGTCGCCTATGGCATACGTGGGAGCAGCGACGTTTTCGCCGAAGTTTTTCGTCACAAACCGGCGAACCCACCCCTCCCCTGTCGTCGTCTCACTGTCGTTATTGTAACAACTGGCAATCTCGTTGCTGACGTGGTCGAGCGATCGGTAGAAAGTTTCCTGCTGCACCTGACCGAGCGCGAGGCTCCCACCTCCGCCCTGCCCTAGGCCAAGAAACTGTGACAGCGTCGCAGTCTGCGCTTGGTTATCCCAATACTCGACCCACTGCAGATGCTCGCTCGACGTGCTGCCGCCGGGCGCTTCCAGTCGGAAGCTGTCATTCAGATCGCCGAGCAACTGCTCTTCCGAGAGCACCAGGTGTGGCTTTCCCTGCATCGTCATGTTTTCGAGCAGCTTCTGCAGGTTTTTCTTCGACGCGTCGTTTTTAGCCAGCGCTATTGCTACGCCGCCGAGCCGGTTCAGCCGCACATGCGCGTAGATGATGACCTTCAGCTTGTTACGAAAACAGCCGTACACGTCGCGGTACATCGACCGGCCCATCGGCTGGCCCCACTCCTCGCCGTGTGTGACAATTTGGCAGTCGGCGAGATCGAGCATGATACGCCCGTCCCGGTCGTGTTGGGTCATTGTATCAAACACGCCGTCGGTCCTGCGACCCCACTCGTATATGCTGCCAGGTCGCAGAGGTCGGAACGTATCAATGATCAGCGGCGATCGTGATACATCCGGCGCGTGCTCAACGACGCGCATGCCGTAGCTGAATGGCTGGAAACCATACAGCATAGAGAGCAGGTCATGCCGGCGCTTGCGCTCGTGGTCCTGCGCGGCGAACAGCGCATACCTTACTGCTGCTGCTACGCCCTGATCTACATTATCCTCGCTCGCCGGCTCGATCGTCACAGGTGCGGACAACAGCGTGGCAGTGATTGCGTTAGTGACACCGGCAATTGCCGGGTCGCTGCGCATTTTGTCCACAACGCCGTGGGTAAACTCGTCGCCCAGAAGCAGGTCGAGCGCGACCTCTGCGTTGTGCTCGATGTCCGGGCGGCCACGGAAATCGAATGGAATGCCCGAATAACCAGGAGCCAGATCGGTAACGGTTCCCATTTTGCCACTGTCACAGTATTTGAGTCTCTGCCACACTACAACAGCGAGTCCTGTGTGTCCATTGCGTCGATGATACGCTCGTGCGGCTGATACAGCATGTCGTCGTCATCGTCTGCAGCAGCAGCAGCAATTTGGACGTCCTCGCCGGCGAACTCGGAGACTACCGCATATCCGATGGCGTCACAAAAGTGGCTTGACCAGTCGTGCAGCGGGCGCCAGATGTCAAGCGCCCCCTCTCTCTGCTGGATGTTGGCCGTCTCGCTCGGCGTCGCGCAGCGGTATGCCAGCATTGCGTCAACTGCGAACTGAAGCGACTCGTTGAAAAAAATCCTGTCACAAAGCAGCGCGTCGCGAACCATGCTGACCCGGTGCGCGATAGGGTCGCGTCCTGCACGTGCTGCGCGTTTGGCCACCCTGGCAGGGAACATGCGCACAGGTTTTCTGCCGGAAAACTCACCTGACCGTATCAGATCGAGCTGTCTCTGATACAGATCGTCACAGTACGACCGCATGTCTCGCTCGCGCTGGTGCCCTGCGGGGTCGCCAGGCCCGTCGATGCAACCGATTGGCGAAAGTTCAAGCAGCTTTCGTGCCCACCATGACACGGATTGCTTTTGTGACATGTCGTGTTCGCACGCGAAGAAATACAAGCACTTAACGTCGTCAACGCGGAAAACCTCGTACCAGATGAACACGGTAGGGTCAACGACCTTGCCGTAGTCAGCGCATACTCGGACCATGTTTTCGTCGTCGGTCGCCCACGTTTTGACGTGCCGCGACCGGTCGAACATGTCGTAAATCCTGCCACTCACAGCAGCCTCGTAATCCATGCCCAGCTCGCGCGCGATGACTACCGGGTCGGGCGTCAGCAGCTTTTGTGACTCGAACCAATCGTCATCCTTGAACGGGTGCTTTGACCAGTGCCACGATGCGAACGAGATACGCTGTGACACGTCCATTTTTTTCTTCAACTGCCCGAACGCATTGTGATACCCGTTGACGCTTGATACCCGCCAGAACCGCTCGGTGGTGAATGATACAGCGGACTCCACCTCGCTCGATCGCGGCACGAACGCGTATTCGTCACCCAGCACAGCCCAGTATCTGCCCGATCTGCCGATGCCAGCGTTGGCTGACTCGCCGACAATAAAACTTTCCTTTCGAGCGGCAAACCGCAGTCGCATGTAGTTTGTATCAGTTTTGCCGGTGAGCCACTCAGGAAGCATGTCACAAAACGACCGCAGCTTGCCGAACAGGCTATCAACCTGCCCGTTGTCAACGACGTCCTCTTTGCGAGAGAAGACCTTGATCTGCGTCCCGTCGTGGAAAGCGCAGCGCCAGAAGGCGAAAGCGAGCATGAACCACGTGGCCCCCATTTCGCGGGACTTTTCGAGGTGCAGCCCGCGCGGCAACAGAATGTCCCGGATCAGATCGACCTGAAACTGATACAGGACAAACGGCACCGCGTACGGCAATCCGCGATCAACGTTTTTCGGGTCTGACAGCCACAGCCACCTGTCACAAAAATAGCGGAAGTCGTTCTTACACTGAACTATCTCGGCAGCTTTCTCGCGCATCGTCGCAGATTGAAACGCTGTTACAATTTGACGCCGTGCGTCGATGTTGGCGAAGACTGTCTCTTTCTCGGTCACGTTACCTGCCTCGACATTAGTTGACGTATCGTGTCAACCGCCTCCTCGTGCGTCATTTTCCGCGACAGTTCCAGCGCCGTTAGTTCGACGCGCTGCGTCGGCATGGACAGCAGTGATCCGAGTATCCGCGTCGCCGCGTCGAGTGCGATGCGCTCATTGTTGGAATCGAGCAACTCGCACAGGCGTTTTGCTGCCCGGCCCTGCGCGTCAGCGATAATGTCGAGCGCCTTTTCGCGGCGCCTCTCGATCTCGCGACGATACACCAGGGATTTGCGGGTCGACCTGACGTACGACTCTGATACACCACAGGATTTCGCGATGAGCTTGACCGTCGGTGTCACAGACCCCGATATGTCGAGCTCTGCCAGCATGACCTTGTTTTGCGCGACCGTCAGGCGCGCCGCGTACTCTGTGCCTGACCTCACAACATCCTCGCGTCACACAGACGACGAATCTCCATCGCCACCTCAGCAGCTGTGCCCGACACCATAGCACGGGTGTCTCGCGTCTGGCACGCATTGCTCGAGTATTCCGCAGTCATGTCACACAGACGACGCCAGTGCATGGCCCTGGCGTCGAAAAGTACATGGTGCATCCGGTACAGTGCTGCATCGAGCGACAGGGCGACCGGCGAGTCCATCCACGGAGTCCAGATGCCGCGGTCGAGTCGGTGCTGCGCGTGCATGATGACGATGCTCATTGCGTCCGTCGCGTCGTTGCTAAGCCCTTGTAATACCTCATGCATCAACGGAACAACGCGCATTGATCCGATCAGCCCAGCAGCGATCGCCACGGCGCAGTAGTCCACGCCATCGATCTCGACGTACCCATCTGCTCCTGACGACGCTGCGACGACTCCCTGGTGTGTGTGGGCAGCGACGATCCGGGGTGGGTGATCCCGTCCTGCGCTGGTCGGGATGATGTGCTCCGTTTCCAGCGCCATCCGGGCTGGCCAAAAAAGCCAGTCATGCCGCCTGTCGCGAACGCTGGCCGCCGAAACCTGTGCCTGTGGTACCTCCCTATGACCCATGCTCCAATCTCCAGTCTACGTTGACGTACGGTACTCCATGACAGAGCACCGGATCAGGTGATACTGCGCCTGCGCCACGCAGATTGCCACCGTTACA